GGCTGTACAGATTAGAGATATACATAATTTATTTAGAAAATATTCATATGCTGCTAATGTTACAGAAGGGTCAAATTTTTATCTCTCATATCCATGTCCTTGGACTATCAAATTTATAAACTCTGGTGGTGATGAGAATCCATATATACCAGGAATCTGGTCATGTTACTTGACTAATATAGAATCTGTGTTTAATTCAACATCAAATATGTATTTCAATGATGATGCACCACTTGAAGTTGATATTACTCTCACCTTCCAAGAAACACGAGTTCTAAATAGAACTGATATATTAAATATTAAGAAAGATGATGCTCGAGGTATAGTCGCGGACGAAAGCTCTGGAAGATTTAAGGCAGGAACAACGACATTATCCCCGCCGCCAGATGGTGGAGAAAATATAGAAGTAACAGGTGAAGGAGGAAATTAAATATGGCATTTTTTAAACAGTTTCCAGCAATATCATATAATACTTTATCTGATGGTATTATCAATGATGTGATTGATATCTTTCGTCATGTAGATGTTAATGAAGTATTAATTGATAATGCATCTACATATACTTTTTATGAGATAAAGAATGGAGAAAGACCTGATACAGTGTCAAGTAGATTATATGGGACACCTGATTATTATTGGACATTCTTTGTCACAAATGATTCTCTTAAATCTGGTCTTAATTCATGGCCGATGGAATACAATCAACACAAGTCATGGATTGATCAAGAGTATGGTGATTATTCTGTATTAATTTTTGCTCCAATTCAAAAGAGAGTAATAATTGACGGTGAAGATACTCTAGAACATATCGATTATATGGGTGGGTTAGATTTTACTAACGTTGAGATTATCGATGAAGATAATAATAGTGCAGAGATTTTAAAATATGATATCAATTCCCTACAACTCTGGGTACATGATGTATCGAGTACATCTTTCTTAGCTAAAGATAAATTCAGACTTCGGTATAAAGAAAATCCATATCAAGGTGAAGAATATGAAGAGTTTGAAAAACAAAGACTTGACTGGTTAAAGAGTATATATCTTTGGACGCAGAAAAATTATCCAACCTCTTATTATTCTTTTACTCTTAGAGATTTAGAAGAAGATGGGATCGTGTTTGATACACCAGAATATTATGAATTATTTTATACTGAATATTTCCAGTCCATTATTTTTGAAAGTAGAAAAGTATTCGCAAAAGCTTATAATGCTCCGAAATTTTATTTAGATGCTGACATTGAAGAAAATAGTATTATCTCTGGTTTCCAAGCATATAATTTAGAATATGATCTTTCTGAACTTGAGATAGAGCCTTATATGAGAGGACAGCTTGAGGAATATGAAGAGGTTTATTCATCCTTTACAAAGGGATTAGTGACTGATGTGACAAATGATACATATACCAATACATATACAAGTGGTTCATATTTCATTTATAGACCAAATCCTATATCTACTAGTATTTCGTATTTAGAATATGAAGAAGAGAAAAACTTTGAAAGAAGAAAAATAAGAATTATCCGAAAAGAAGTCATTGACGATTTTGTTGATAGATATAAAGAACTTATTAAATCATAATGCCATCTTCAAATATAAATGTTTTAGAACAAGGTTCTAAGAAAGCACCAACACCAGATTCTTTCAACTGTAAAGAAATTCTTATTAGAAATTATAAGGGTGTAGAAAAGGATATTCGCAATCTTGTTGTCAAATTCACTATTAGCGAAAGTCTATACATGAATAGTATAGTTGCTAAATTTGATATTAATGATTCCGCTAATTTCTTTGAAGAATTTCCAATTACAGGACAAGAAACCATACAGTTAAAGTTGGAAAGAAAATCTGCTTTTACGACGGGAGAGCCTGTTGAAATAATTGATCTTTTCTTGTTTGTTACTGAATATCCATTATATGGTAGATCTGGTCAACACAGACATGTGTATAGTTTATCCGCAATATCACCACATGCATATACATCATCTTTTAGAAAAATTTCTCGTTCATATGATGGACTTCTTTCAGATGAAATAGAAAATATAATTGTAAATGATCTTAAAGTACCAAAAGATAAATTTAAATTAACTGGCGCGCCGATTTCAAGATCAAAGGGTATTATTAATATTCAAGCACCTCTTAATGCAGCCAACTGGTTTCTTTCAAAGACATTTGATGAGAAGCTTGCGCCGTTCTTCTTATTTCAAACACTATGGGGTAATGTACAGTTATCATCTCTGTCATCATTCATTGAACAGAAGCCATATGGAGAATATATTTATACTAAAGGATTTGCAAAAAATGCACAGACAAGTGAGGATTATCTAGAAAGATCTAAGAGAATAATGGAGCTTGCATCTGATCTCAATATTGGTAAGATGTTTCAAGGTAAAGAAGGTGCCTTTGGTTCAAAAAATAATTATCTTGATTATACTTCAAAGACATATACAAATTATATCTATGAATATAATAAAGACTTACTATCAAAAGATAATTCTTTAGAAGACGGTACAGTATTATCTAAATCATTCCGTTCTTCATCCGAAGAGATTGGTACTCTATCGGAAGCACACTGTGAATACACAAGTATTAATACTGGCGCTTATAATACAGAGAAAAATTTTAATGCTCTGAGAAAAGAGACAAAGGGGATAACAAAGGCATATCATGAGGTACTTGATACTAAATCACATGAAATAGTATTATGTGGAGATATGGGATTGAATCCAGGTCGTGTTATAGATCTTAAATTTCAGAGAGCTATTGATCCACAAAGTATGAAAAAGATGATCGATAAAGATCCACGTGATTTATGGGATGAACACCTATCGGGTAGATATATGATTGTCTCTACGATTCATACCTTTAACGAAAGTAAATATTATACTAGTGTAAAGGTGAAACGTGATTCCTTTTCAATTGATATAAGTAAATAATATTATGCACGACGATTTTATATATGGTAAAGGATTTCACTGGTTCACTGGTGTCATCGAAGATATTAATGATCCCGAAGAGATGGGTCGTTATAAAGTAAGGTGTTTTGGTTATCATACAGAAAATAAACAGAATATCTCAACAGAAGACTTGCCTTGGGCACATGTAATGTTACCTATTACCTCTGCAAGTATGACTGGAATAGGTCAATCTGCAACTGGTATACTTCAAGGAAGTTGGGTAGTTGGATTCTTTCGAGATGGTACAAATGCACAAGATCCTCTTATTATAGGTTCTGTTCCATCTCGTGTAACTAGTGTTGCTAATGTAGAAGTTGGTTTCAATGACCCCAATGGCTTTTATCCAAGGGCATCTTATATAGCTGAAGATGTCGATACACCTCGTGCAGCTCGATCTAAATACAGTCAATCTCAACCTTATGTAACAAAGGAGGATATAAGGCAAGAAGAGATTGAAACTGCGATACCTCCGCGAGTTACTTCCATATCACCCGACAAAGATGATACCTATTATAATAGAAGTACTTGGGAGAATCGCAAACTTGAAGAGATTATTAATCCTGTCTATCCTGCGAATCATGTGCATGAGTCTGAGTCTGGTCATATAAAAGAGATTGATGATACTCCGAATTATGAGAGATTGTCTAACTTCCATACCTCTGGTACTTATGAAGAGATTGTATCTAACGGAGATAAGACCGTGACTGTTGTTGGCGATGAGTATGAGGTTACCTTTAAGAGTAAGAACATGTATATCAAAGGTAACGTGAACTTGACTGTTGATGGTGATATGAAAACTCTTGTCAAAGGGAATTACCATCTCGAAGTCGAAGGAGACAAAACAGAATATGTGAAAGGTACACGCACGAGTAAGATTGGTCAGAACGAATTAATCGAAATCGACCAAGAGCGTAGTATTAATGTAGCGGAGAATTTTACGTCACGCATAGGCGGTAATGAAATAAGGGATGTAGTGGTCGATAGCACAACCAACATCACTGGCAATCATAAACTTGCTATTATATTAAATTCTGATACTACAGTAAATGGTTCAAATAGCACTACAGCAATCGGCAATTTCACAATGACCGCAGGCGGTACTCTTACAGCAGTTTCTGATTCTACTATGAAACTTGACACAAATTCTGACATCGATATTGATGCACTGAATAATATTGTAATAACAACTCCATCTAATGTAGATATTGATGGTGCAAGAATTGACTTAAATTAATATGGCTATTAACTGTTCTAGTAACGCTAAGCTTGATGCTCTTAATGCGAAGAAAGATGCTCTGAATTCAAAGGTTGCGGAGATGCAATCTTTGGGAGCAGGTGCTATGGCAGATCTCAAAGCGAAGGCAGATGAGATGAAAGATGCTCTACTTGCTGCGGTTCCCAAGCCGCCCGCGATTCCGAATTTCAAAAAAGAACTTGATGGGTTAAAAGGCAAGGTGGGTAAAGAGCTTGCAGAAGCGAAGGCAGCATTTAAAGAACGGTGGGGCGATGCTCTACCTGATATCGATATAGATGGTCTTATGGATAAGGTGTCTGCGGCAAAGAGTTTAGTCGATAACTTTGAAGAAGATCTTAATGATTTCGTGAGCGGCGCTGTCAGTAATATTACGGGTGGTGTGCCGGAGTTCGATTTCTGTAAGGATGTACCCAATATCGACGCACCTAAGGTGAGTGCTGAAGGTAAAGTAGAAGAGGTTAAGATGAAGACTGAAGAACCAACTGTGGCTGCTGATATACCAGAGAAGGTCGCACCAGTTGTACCTACTGTTGTAGAGAAGGAGAAGCAGGTAAGCGAGTCAGGTCTAATCGAGAAATCTTTTTCAGAGTTGCTCGATGATCTAGCACCTTATAGGAAAGAGATTGATGAGCTGATTGCACCATTCTTACCTGCAATAAAAAAATACGCTAAAAGCGAAAAGAAAATGGCGCTTAATAAAAAATACAAAAAGCTCAAGGAGAAAATTGCAAAGGCAAATCTAAAGGAAAGTGAGTATTATAACTCTGTTGCTTCGAGTGCTGAAAAGGAACTGATTGAGGAAAAGTGGCAATATTACAACGACGGGAAGACGGCATTCTATAATAAAAAGCTTATCTTTCATTACTATACAATGCACATACAAGGTATGCAAGTTGGTATAGATGCAATGGAATTTCTGGCGGCGCAGCAGGAAGCTGATCCAAATGCAGAAGGACACGTGATGCATTACAACAGAATTACATTTAATAACGGTGTTGTGACAATCACCCCTGCGATTGTAGATGGTATGAAATGGTGGCCCAAGGTGAAAGAAATAAATTCACGATACGTAGATGCAGTCGAGGCTTTTAATAATTACAAACACTAGTAGTCATGATGGAGTATTAGTTGGTTATGCCAAGATCCAGCTTAAACATGAAGCTATTATAGATGATTTAAGAAAGTATAAGGCTTGATATGTTAGGTAAATTCTTATAAATAGATTATATGTCAAATGTACTCTCAGATTATAATAAAGATAGATCATCGAATGTGTCTAAGAGGGGATTATATTCAGATCTACCTATAAACTTTAAAGATGTACATCCTAACTATAAAGATATAATTGCATTAAAGGATATTGATGCTGTAAAACAATCTGTTCAAAATCTGATTCTCACAAATCGTGGAGAAAGACCTTTTCAACCAAAGGTAGGTTCTAATATCACGAGACTACTTTTCGAGCCTGCGGATGTATTCACAGCATCTGCTATTAAATCAGAAATAATTACAGTATTAAAAAGATATGAACCAAGAGTCACAGATATAACTGTTCAAGTTTTTGATAATTCTGATAGGAATGCATATAATATAATAATTGGATTTAGAGTTATTTTCTCAGAAATTCCCCAAGAAATTAATTTTTATTTAGAGAGATTAAGATAATAAATGAAACAGCTTAACGTAACAGAGTTAGATTTTGATCAGATTAAAAATAATCTGATAACATATTTTAAACAACACGAATCGGGTGCATATGAAGACTGGGATTTCGAAGGTTCAGGCTTGAATCAGATGCTAGATGTCCTTGCATATAATACACACTATAATGCTATTCTAGCACATAATTCTTTGAATGAATCATTCATTGATTCGGCTCAGATAAGATCTAATGTTGTATCACGTGCTAAACTATTGGGTTATACACCACGTAGTCGCACAGCATCGAGAGCAACGCTGGCACTTTCTTTTCCAAGTTCAATCAATGAAGGGAGAGAATCTTATACACTTATATCTGGTGCCAAATTTACAACGGTTCTAAATGATATAACATATACATTTATCACGGTTGAAGATTATACAGCTCAGCTTGATATAGTAAATGATGTATATTCTTTCCCAAGTGTAGAAATCTATCAAGGTAGAATTAAGCATAACAAATATGTTGTTGATGATATTAATTTAAGTCAGAAATTTGAGATTGATGATGATACCATTGATATTTCAAATCTTGATGTAAATGTATATGAAAATGCAAGGAGTAATTCATTTCAAGCTTACATACCTTTCAATGAAATTGGTGGAGTGACAGGAGATTCTAATATATATTTTATAACTGAAAATTATTCTGGGAATTATGAAGTTTCTTTTGGAGATAATGTTTTTGGCAAGAAACCTGATAGATTAAATATTATCGATTTCAAATATATTAGCACACTTGGTTCAGAAGCAAATGGTGCTACCATATTCGATTGGGTAGGCTCAGGTATTTCTCCTAATATTACACTAATATCTAAATCTTCTGAGGGCGCTGAAAAAGAGGGTGTTGAATCTATTCGATTTAATGCACCACTTTCCTTTGTTGCTCAGAATAGAACTGTAACAATTGATGATTATAAATCAATTATTTCTCAGAATATTACAGGTATTCAAACACTTTCTATCTGGGGTGGACAGGATAACAATCCGCCAGAATTTGGAAAAGTATTCATCAGTGGTAAACCTGTCGATGGTGAAACATTAAGTGTTCAACAGAAGGACTCGATTGAATCTCTGTTGAAAGATAAAAAGATTATCGCCATCTTACCTAAGATAGTTGATCCAGAATATACATACTTATATTTTGATGTTTTATTTAAATATGATTCTAATAGAACTAGTTTATCTCGAGGTCAACTTGAGACAAAGGTTCGTGGTGTGATTGAAGATTATAATATAAATCAACTACAACAATTTGATAATATTTTTAGATATTCACAATTACTTTCTCTGGTTGATAATTCTGATTTTTCTATTTTAAATTCCTTTGTTCGTGTATTCATATATAAAGCACTTAATATAACCTATGGTAACTTGACACCAGTTGAATTAAATTTTGATATGGAACTTTATGGAGATATTGACGAAGAAGA